CCCCAGGGTACATCGCTTAGCCGGCGATGATTAGGGTGTGTTAGTTGATTAGGACCGGCTGGTTTTAGTTAACCAGTAGATCCTGTCACCTAGTACAGTCGGACATCATGAAGACGAACGCCTGTACCTGTTTGTGTTTTCACACACTTATTGTTGTTTGTGAGTCGTACATCAAGATTAGAACTTGGTGCGACTAAAACCTACAAAACATTACAAAATTATAAAATGCAATTGTTATGCGTGCTTGTCAAGCACAATTCATTATGATTGCGCTCAAAAATATGTGATGGGTAGTATATTTGTGTACACCTGCACCGAAAGTTGTTAGTGCCTCTATGTAGTAGCTTCGAAACCTACGAGACGAGATATTGACAACATCTCCTAGTAAGCATTGGCATACGGTCGGAGTGGTGAGGTGCTCCTGACTCCGGACACAATATACAGTACGGCTAATTTATCCTCAATTAGCCAACTTAGTTATCTTTAAGGTGTGGTAATTTCCTAAAACCACCACGTAGTTAACACGTCATCTGAAATGACGGAGTTGACTGACCGAGGGAATGCGGTAGGGTAACCGCCAGAGGTCCTACTTAAGTTTCTGGTGCAACTGGTAAGTCCTCCAGCCAAGCGACTTAGGTCAGGGCACCCCCCCCCCAAACAGGAGCAACTTTTAGCAACATGACTTTTACGAACATGGATTACACCACAGTCGCCACGCAGTTAGCCAGCATCGTTGATGCTGGCTTTGCAAAGTCAAACATTCGTCCCGAAGCTCTCTTTAACATTGGTGTTGATGCGGACGCTCAGCAATTCGCTCAAGATTTGCTTGAGCAGTTCCGTGGGATCGTTTCAAACGGTCTCGTCCACCAAGTTAACTGTTCCGCCGATCTCAACCTCAATGAAGGGACCATTGGTCTTATCGAGCTTGTGATGGACATTGGTCTGGGCTGTTATGCAGCCTGGGCCTTTGCCACTCGCGATAGTGTTGTTCACTGTTGCGTTGCTGGCGCTATGGTGGCCCTAAGGTTTGGGCATATTCACAAGAGCCTCAAGACGTTTGGCCAAGATAATGTCCAGGCTGAGGCTTTCTCTCCCGCGACCATTGGTCTGCTGGGAGGAGGAGTTTTGTTTAAGCTTCTTGATGGCATCATGCATGCTGAAACGTTTGACCAGTGCTACAATTATTCATTGGATGTTATCAAACGTTACTGCAGTGAGCCAGCAGCTGCAGCTCTTGACGTCTTCCTTACGTTTTTGCAGCACATTCTTGACGCTGTGTGCAAGGTTGCCACTGGTCAGGAGTTCCCTGTCCGTCTTATCGGCCAGGGCGCCCGAATGGTGCGTGCTAGCCTTGACAAGATCAACGACCTTACTGTTGCCAAGCAATCTAACAGTATTGCTTTGGACGAATTGGCCATCCAATTGTCTGATGCACTCAGCGAGCTTGAGAAAGGCATGAAGACGCTACCCAAGGGTAGTGCTCTTCTCGGTTTCGCGACGCAAACTGCCACTTCCGCCAATCGGGCGCTTATCGAGATTCGTACGATTCTCGGTAGTTCGAGTGGAAGTCGTATTGAGCCAGTATGTTACGTTTTTGTTGGTCCGCCAGGTATTGGTAAGACCATGTTTAACAACGTGGTTTGTGACTACTTCGTGTATGAACTTAGTTCTACTTATATGAAGGAGTACTACAAGCGTGACTCAGCTGCGATGCACCGGCAAATTTACTCGTTTGATCAAACTGACCAGTATTTTTCCGGTTACCGTAACCAGCTTGTTGGTGTCATCGATGAAGTTGAACCACAGCCCGCTGCGAGCGGTATGGTTTCCATGCCTAGCCGCTTGATCCGGTTGGTCAATTCGGCATCTTGTCCCTTAAATATGGCCGATCTCGGTTCAAAGGGCAACACTTGGTTTAGCACTCGCGTTCTTGTTGGCACCACCAACAATTATAACTGGGCTAATTTGCCGGGTGTTAGTAACGTTGACGCCTTTTACAGGCGCGTCAATTTTGTTAGCTCGACGCCTGACCTTGTCGCTCTCCAGCGCGATTTTGGCAATGGTCAACTGCGCTCTTTTGAGGAGCTCAAACCAGCCATGCAGGATTACATGCAACATCAGTTTCAGAAGTACAAGGCGAAAGAACTTGATCTTTCGGACTATCTTGACACTGCTTACAAGTATATTCGTTTCGCCATAACCAAACCTAATGCCGCTGGGACCATTTCTAGCGCCAATGGTGTGCCTATCTTACCATCCGAACTCATTCGCAGGGTGGTACGAGAGGCTAAGATGAAGGAGGAGTTCGCGGGCAATCGTGTTGACCTTACAACTCGGATCATCGAGGAGCGAAGCATGGCCATTGAAGCGCAATCTGCCATTCTGGGCAGCATCAAGGACATTCTTACCAGGCGGTACTACAATGTGGAGCCTAGCGATCGCTTGTTAGGCGAGAACGGCGCCCAATTGTTTCCAACCATTTGGCGAGCAATCGCGCGTGAGAGCTCGACTAAAGATTGCGTTTGCCAGGTTTGTCTTAGCATTCGCAACTTTAACCACGTTGACAATTCGATGGGACCTGGTGGTCTTGATGCTACTGAACAATATGCCCTTGAGGTGTGTCGTTTGATCCACGTCCCGACAATTTCCGAGGCTGACATTTATCAGTTGAGGGAGGAGCTTCGGCATGGCCCAAGGCATGCCTCCGAGGCGATTAAAAACATTAAGTGTTTTTACGACTTGCTCTCAACATCTGTCCGTGGTGATCGGATGTCCGCTGCTCACATTTTTGTTGATGCGCACATCCATTTTTCATATTACGCTCATGAGTACGCCAATGGCGTTATGAGCCGTATCAAGCGTATGCGCATGAAGGAGGGCATTATTCGATTTGCCAAGGACGTTGGTCTGGCGCTCATCTTTGTGAAGATGGCGCAATTGGCCTGGTCGATTGCTGCTCCAGAAAAGCGCATCAAAGCACAAGGTGATTACCCCATGCGACCAAGGAAGAAGGAGAGGCACAAAACTCCAGCCATCACTGTTAGGGTCCATGAGATCCAACCAGAGGGTGGCCCCGATGATTTGATGTATTCCCTCGCTCGCACCAATGTCTATAAATTTAGCATTACGAGCGGCAAACCTGGAGTCAATTTTGTGAGTCACTTCACGATGGTCCAGAACCAGCTCGCGCTGACGCCCCTTCACACTGTGAGGGGTATCATTGCCGCCTTTGAGTATGACCCAGATGCAGTCATGGTCATCGAGGGTTGCGTTCAACCAACAACCAGTGGCTACACCTCCAAGCGTCAGGAGATTCCCCTATGCAATTTGATTGTCAAAGAAGGGGACTCCTTTACGTTTGTTGGTGGTATCACTGAGGTTTGCAGGCCTTTTGTGAACCCAGAAGGTGTTGCCATTTCCACGGACATGTGCATGGTTACCATTCCAGTATCAGCACGTGCTAGGCACACGGCGTTCCACACTGAAGATTTCTTTTCTGAGAAGATTGATCATGTTGAGCGCAATGGTAGCCTAGTAACGATTGGTGACAATGGTGGCATTGTTATCGAGCAAGCCCCCATGTATCCCGAGCGCAACTGGCAGGCCATCAAGTGTTCTAACAACTTCTTTGGTGTTGACGTCGATGATGATGAGACAAATGAAACTCATTGGTTCGGCAAGAACATTGTGAAGTATGTGGCTAACACTCGTGTTGGCTTTTGTGGCGCTCCTATCTTCATGAAGCGCAACGGCACTTATCGTATCGTGGGTATTCACGTTGCGGGTTCCGTGCGTGGAGGCTGGGGCTACGGTATTGTAGTCTCGGCAGAAGATATTGCGCGCACCATCAAGTTGCACCTTGGCGACAAAGATGCTGTCCCCCTCGAACCAAGTCTCGAGGAAGTGGTTGCTGAGTCTGCCTTTGTGGTTGATGAAGGGGAGTCGACCAAATTTGGTCACGTTGAGGCATTCAAAGTCAAAGCTGCGCGCGTTCCTACGCGCACCAGTCTGGCTAAGAGTCCACTGTATGATCTTGTTGACGGCCCCCCTCGCGCGCCTGCGATTCTTAAGCCCGTGCTTCGCGATGGCCAAGTTATTGACCCAATTGCGAAGGCGCAGGAGGAGTATGGCAACGTCACTCGCGCGCCGCGGCTTTGGATCGCTCGCATGTGTATGGACAATGTGTTCCGGCGCATGATGCGCAGCGCTCCGCTGCCAGGTGAAAAGTACATTCCCACGTATGAAGAAACGATTTGCCCTGGCGAATTGTTTCCCTTCACACGTTCCGTGCCCCGTGGTACGAGCCCTGGATATCCTTATTGCCTATCCAACAAGAAGAAAGGCAAATTAGCTTTCTTTGGGGAAGGCCAGGATTACGAGTTCACCAGCAACGAGTGGTTTGCTCTTGTGGCAGAAGCCGATGCGGCCAAGGCCAAGATTCTTCGAGGCGAACGCCCACTCTTCATCAACCTCTCATTCCCAAAGGATGAGAGGCGCTCTGTAGAGAAGGTCGAGCAAGTGAAGACTAGGTTAATTTCAGGTGGTAGCGTTTTGTTCACCATGCTGCTACGCCAGTGCACTATGGGTTTCTTCAATTTTATTGTTAGGACCCGTGGCACAAGTGGCATTGCCATTGGCACGAATCCTTATTCCGAGGATTGGGATGCCTTGGCAAACCGCATGGGTGCTATCGCCGACCAGCCCCAGGAAGCAAACTGCATTGCCGGGGACTTTAGTGGATTTGACAAGAAACTCCATTACGTTTGGATTATGGAGGTCTGTCGTATCATCACGAAGTTCTACGGTGATGAAGGTTCTGACGTGGCGACTATTCGGAAGGCTCTCTTTTATGAGATTGCCTTCTCTCGCCACGTAGTTGGAAACGCTGTGGTTGAGTGGGTTGGTTCCAACCCAAGTGGTCAGTCCATGACCACGCCAACCAACTCCGCTGCGAACGCGGCTATGTTGCGTTACGCGCTAGTTTTGGAGTACCTTGAACGCATTTGCGATGAAGTCACGGAGGCTTCTGTGGATGCTGCGCTTGAGGTTATGTTCCACCCAGAGCGTCCTGCCATTCAGGACGAAGATTTCGGTGATGACTCGCTCATCGCCGTGCTTGATATGGAGAACCATTTGCTCTCGTGGGTTGACGGGATTAGTGTTTCCGAGGCCTTTGAGAAACATTTGTCGGTGAAGTATACGGATGAGTCGAAGAGCGACGTGCAACAGGCGCGTCGCACGTTGAGTGAGTGCACATTCCTCAAGAGAGGGTTTGTGCAATCTGGAGTTGCCCCCAGCCTTCGCGGGCGCTTTTTGGCGCCCTTGGAGTTGGATTCAATTCTAGACAGCGTTCGCTGGTTCAAGCCGAAGTCTGACGGAAGTGGCCTCACCGAGTGGGCTGACAATGTCACCCACATGATTGAGGAGCTTTCGCTCCATGGGCCGGAGATTTATACGAAGCATGGCAATCAAATTATTGATGCCTGCATGCGTCTGGAGATCCGTCCCCAAAACCTCCCCATGGTGCTCCCGCCCATTGGAGTAGCGCAAGTTGCATGCTGCTCCCGTGAGATGGAGTACTAAGGGGGCAACGTCCTGGCTATGACGTTAAAGTGGCAAGTCGTCGCATTCTTTTAGAGTGCTGCGCCATCTTAGGCATGATGCGAAACTGCTAGGGTTTTGGCTCTAATCGGGTCTGTGTTTCACGCTGTTTATCCAATCCCACACCCTTTCCACTAGGCCTCATCAGTTATTTTTGGTTAGGGGGGTCCCCACCATAGGAGTACCCGACGCCCAGCTTTTCGGAGCGAAGATCGGACCGCCTTGGGAGCGTTTCCCAAACCCTGCACATTATGGCGATACTGTGTAGAAGGTTATCTTCGCCGCTTCAACTACACAATTTGGACAGAGCCCGTCCTCGGCTCCTATAACGGAGGACACCGTCGCGACTGATCACCAAGCCACTTTAGTGGAGATCAGTCGACCAATTTCGCAGGGGCTTAGCGTGCCTCTGCGTCAGAGTCAGAACGCTAACGTTGTGTCCAGTATTCTGGACTATTTGGCCCGCCCACGCGTCGTTGCGACTGGAACTCTCCAGACGTCTGATGCGCAGGGCGCCACTCTTGCCACTGATCGCGCCTTTAACCTAAGCGGCGATCCATTCTTCACTGGCAAGCTTCAAGGTTTCTCAGGCATGCGCTTCACTACAAACATCCGTGTTGCGGTGAATGCTACGCCATTCCAGCAGGGTGTTTTGCGCCTCTGCTATTACCCGAACTATCGTGAAGCACCTAGCAAGGCTGAGATGCATTTGGGCCCCGTTAGGGGCTTTTCTCAGTTGCCTGGTGGGCAATTTGCCATGTCGGATGGTGGCATTGAGTGTTCTGTTCCTTTTACCAGCTTTATGGAGTACTACGATTTGGAAACATCTCGTGGTGACCCGCTTAACTGGTTTTTGAAGGTTCAGTCACCATTGGCCACTGGAGCGTCTGGCCCAACTACAGTCAAGTACACTGTTTGGGTTTGGTTCACTGACGTTGAGTTGTTTGGTACCACTACCGTTCAACCGCAGTCAATGTCCGGCCCTCGCCGCAAAGTTAAGACCCGCGCCCCTGCTATGCAGGAAGAGCGCCCTCTGTCAACTTGGCTTTCAGCGTCATCCACGCTGGCTTCGTCCATGGATGGGATCCCTCTGATCTCATCCCTAACAGGCCCAAGTGCCTATTGGTTGAAACGTGCTGCCAACCTAGCAAACTCATTTGGTTACTCACGTCCAACCAATGGCGAACCTGTTAGGCCTATGGCCCCACACTATCATAGTTCCATCACTAATAGTGATGGCATTAACGTGTCTAGCGTGCTGGCATATAACCATGATGCTTCTTGCCGACTCATTGATGATTTCAGCCCTTCGGGCATGGATGAGATGAGCGTGAATTTTGTGAAGAAGCAATGGGCCTTCCTGGAGGAGTTCACATTCGCGACTTCTGCCGCAGCTGGTACTCAGCTGTGGAATCGTTCGCTTGGAACTGGAGCTGCTACGGTCACTGACTCGTATGCTCGCTCATACCTGACACCCGTTGGGTTCCTCGGACAGCTCTTCCGCTATTATCGTGGCGGAGTTGAGTTTGATTTTAGGTTCGTGAAGACTGGCTTCCATTCTGGAACCCTGTCTGTCTCGTACCTAACATCTGAGTCCCCTCCAGGGACTGTGACCGAAAACCAAACTGATCTTTTACACCGCACAATCGTCGACATCCAGGAGGGAAGCAATATTTGCCTCTCTTTCCCGTTCATCTCTCGCAGGGCCTGGCTCGAGACGTACATGCCGTATGGATCAGCTTATGTTCACGTTGTGAACCCGTTGATCGCACCTGAGACTGTGGCTTCGTCCATCACGGTACAAGTTTTTGTTCGTGCCATGGACGACTTTGAGCTTACAGGCCTTTGTGAGCAGAACGTGGTTTACCCGCTTGCAGCCATGCCACTCATCGCCCCTCAGGGCGGTGATCCAACTGCCTTCGGTGAAGTCACCTGCGCACCTGTTGGCGGCACACTCGTTGAGCCCAAGCTTGATGGTTTAGCAATGATGGACTCTATGTCTGAGTCCATTTCTTCACTGCTCGTGCCGCTCAAGGCCGGCTGTTTGCTTCTTGTCAACGGTGGCGTTACGGATGTTGAGTTGTCGTTCTATCTCAACCCAAGCGCCTACGCTTGTGCTGGTCTTCAACTGCCTTCAACTGCCACAGCGCAACCTTTTGTGTGTTCTGTCTTTAATGCCATTAGGTCGTGTTACGCCTATCAGCGTGGTGGATATGAACTCAATATGATCGCAACTGCAGCCGCAGGCACGGATCGTGTGCTTGCTGTATCCCAGAGCCATCCTTTTGGCAGTTCTGCGGTGTACGCAACTGCTCCCATTTTTGGCTCTGTTCAAACTGGCGGTCTTGCTGCCGACAATGTGTTAACGCACCCCGTTGGTGCCAACTCAGCGTCGCATGGCATGAGCGCGCAGCTCCCCTATAAATCGTTGTTCCGTGTGAATGTTATTCAACCAGCAGTCGCTGGTTCAACTTATGACACGTTCCAAATGCGGAACCGATACAGGGTCGATGCGCGCGCGCCTGATACTTTTATCTTGCGCGCCGGTGAGGACTACCAACTCATATATTGGGTTGGCGTTCCTGGGCTGAAGTTGTCGTAAAAAAAAAAAAAAAAAAAAAAAAATATTTAAAAAAAAAAATCTAGGCAAAAATTTTCATTCTCACCAAATCTCTCTTCTCAAACATATTCCTCCATAAAATTCTG